TAATAATTGGATTTAATGTTATTATGCCAGAAACATAATTTATTACTCCAATATTTCTTCTAATAATAGTTGGACTATATGAATTTGCATTGGGAAGAGTAAATAAGAATAATGATCCAGTTACTCTATTTGTATTAGGGATATCGGAAATATAAACTCTATTAGTTATTCCCTCAATAGTAAATCCAGAAGATTTAATATTATATCCACTCATACTTCTAATATGGAATTGATTACCAAATCCAATAGAATATTCAGTGACTTTGTTCAATATCAATCTCAAATCCCTTCTCATCTCAACTGTTGTGATATTAGAAGTAATTGCTTCATGACTTTGATCAACAATATTCAGAAATTTACTATATTTAAATCTTGCCCCATACTTATTTAACTCACTAGATTCTGCGTATTTATTTGCATTATTTTGAACTATATCGGAAACAACTGCACCATTTCGGGCAAGATTTGAATTAAAATATATTTGAGATCTAATTTCAAGATAAAGATACTTAAGATCTAGTATTTCTGGGACAATTCCAGCAACAGCATACTTTTTCAACCTCATTTTAATGTTTTCTTTAATGAGATTGGGTAAAAAGTCTCCAGTTCTTGGTTTTATGCTAATAAAAACCTTTCCATATTGAGGTGGAATTAATTCCTCACCTCCAAAAACTGAAATTGACTCAGTTTCGGGATAAATTCTTGATGGAACCAAAGATTCATAATCTGCAGCAGTAACAGCTCTATTCTGAGATGCATATATCCTTGGAGCAAATTTTCTAATAGAATCTATTGATTCTATCATTTCACCACCAGTAGCATATGCATTAGTGGTCATTAATGAAATACCAGATGTTATATTATAGTCTTCACCATTTCTACTATAAGTAAGATTTCCACCAAATGATAATCTACCAACTCCATTTCCAGTATCACCACTAGTAACAATATAATCTGCTTCTATAAAATTACCTTCTTCCAATTTTTTACCAAAAACGCCATCACCAAACAATAATTGGTATCTTTCATCATCAATTTCTTGTAAATAGTAAACTTTTGAATCTCTATTAATATCAAAAAGGCTACTATGAGCATTATATTTGGTTTTTCTAGTTGATTGCTCGTTACTTCTTACATGAACTGAAATTAATTCAGTATCAACACCAATATTTGGTATAATAAACTTCTGAGTTGGGTTTCTTAAGCTATTTGTGAAATTAATACTTAAAACATTACCTTCATATACCACTATATCAGTAAATTCTGCAATATTATTGAAAACAGGAACAGAAATATCCTCTAAAATGGAAAAAATATACGATTGATTGCCAAAAACACCTGCTGTAGTAGCAACTACTCCTTTTTTAAGGGTAACAATAGATGGAGAAGGTATAATATTAGTAGTATCTACGAAAAAACTAATCGAAGTTCTAGATGCTTTTCGAGAACGAGGTAAATATCCAATATTTCTTGCTAATGAGACTATATTTTCTCTTAAAGTTGCACTATCAATGAATACTTCATTCGTAACCATGTTGGCATTGTATGAAGTTATGTAAGTATTATATGCCAATAAGTCAATAACAGTTGATAGATTAGACCCCTCAAAGTCATAATCTGTAAAATTTGCATTTGTCTGAAGATAATCCTTCAGAGTTGTCTTAATCTGGTCAAAATCCAGATTTGAGAAATTAACTAATGGCATTTTATTACCTATTTGATTCTAAAACGAATTCTAATTGTTGTGCAGGAACATCTGCTCCTATTATTGTATATGCAATTACTACATCAAAAGTGTTATTATCAAAATTGGGGAATGCTCTTACCCCATCAGGTTGCAATAATTGAACTCTAGGTTCAAATCTTTCCACAGAACTAATGATTTCATCAACGATAATTGATGCAGTAACGTCATTTATATTTTCAAAAAGACTTGCACTTATACGAGATCCAAAATCTGGGTTGAAAAATTTCTCTCCAGGTAGAGTAAATACGATATTTTTCAATGAGCGAGCTATTGCATTCTCATTTTTGAGTGCAATTAAGTCCTTTGTCAAAGGATTTGCTTGAAATGACATGCTAAGGTCTTTAAAACCGCTAGTTACCCTCTCTAAAGGCATGGAATATGTAGTTATTACAATTATATTTTATTTATTAAGGTTTATATACTAAAATTCTGCGAGGGGAATGGAATCCATGTCATAATCTAGTCCATCTTCTTCAAAATCGTCTTTTCTCTTCTCATAAAGGTCATTTTGGACACTAAAATCGTATTTTTTGGGTGTTATATTGTCATTTGCAATTTCTCTAAGCATTTTTTTATCGGAATTTTCCATTTTTTCGTCAAAATTAACGACACTAACACTAGTTATAATGGCATTTATAGGAATATGCCTAAAAGTAGTTAAATACGTCTTCTAGGGGCATATAAGTGCCTATTAAGAGCAATAAAAAAGACCCTTTCGGGTCTAAAATTATCTTCCTTGTCCTCTATATCTTTTACGGGGGCCATTTCGGGAGGTCGCACTATATTTGGAATGCTTTCCTCTTCCCTGACGAGACTTTTTCGGGGTTGGTTCGACGAATTCGCTAGATCCCCATGCTCCTGATTTTGTTTTTACTGGCATTTAAGTTGTTCCTATACGTAGTTGTTTAAATTTGTCCTTTAAAGACTCCTTCGAGACACGCACCTGATATTGTACATCATCCCTACGAGAGAGTTCGGTGAGAATCGCTGCTTGTAAATCCCATAAATCATCTGAATCCTTGTTGGGCAAATGTGAGTCTGCCCATTTCTGTAGATTCTTCTCCATTAGATGATACGAGATTTTTCGTGACCCACCCGAATACGAGGATCGCACCAAATCTTCATCTTTGCTTCTATAGCATCTAAACAGAATGATACGTCTTCTCCGCACATATCCTGAACTGCGCCTGACTCAAAGACTTGCATTTTAGGAGCAAACCAAGGATAAGGCATTTCTGGATGTTCAAACACGCCCTTCTTGATCAATACCCAACCAAAACCTGTGTAGTCTACTGTGAACGGTTTGCGACGCTTACTAATTGACTCAACGGTCTCGTGATTCATAACTCCACCGTTCTTGCGGAAATCATCTTCTTCTAACCAATGTGCAACAGAGGTAGTCTTGCCGTCCTCAGTAGCATACCAACCTGCAGTGATAGCACGATCATTTAATAGATCCTCATCCCATGAACCATCTTCTTTCTTTGCTTCTGCTGGAACTGCAAGATCGCATAACTGCCAGAATTTGTTTGTGTCAAAGACAATATCGCTATCAATCCAAAGTTGGTAGTCATAGTTTAACTTTCCGTCCCAAGGAATTTGATCTGGACCACGTAATACATTTGCTCCAAGACACTTACATCTCGCAAAGTTTACCATCGACGAATAATCCTGAGATATCTGAATACTCATCTGATTCTGTACCATGTCAAAGCACAGTTGGACAAAGTTCTTTAAGTACGTATATGATACTCCACGACCTGGAAGGCAAAAGACAATTGCTTTACCTCTCATCCTTTCTTTAATAGCAGCAATGTCCCAATCTTCTTTTGCTTTTGCTTTGGGTGCATTAGCTTTAACAGTGAATCCTTTTGCCATAATTTTTTAATACCTTCATTTCAATTATAGTGTATTTTATGTAGTATGTCAATAAAAATACTGAAGGGCGGTCAATACGAATCCTCTTCCCACATGGGGATTTTTTGCACAACTCTACCTGGTCCACCCACTCCGCATTTTGGTCCTAGTTTAATGTATGATATATCTCTCTCGGTATAATCAGTCTTGAGCAATCCTACCAGTACTTGCAATAACTCCCATTTTTCTTCAAACTCATCTTCATCTAGATTACAATATAATACTTTATCTTTTGCGTAGATGTGATAAGTCGTATTGTCCATCGAAAAATTATGGGGGATTTTTTTATATAGAAACCTAAAAAAGGTCAAAAAAAATTTCGGAGATTTTTATATATACATCTCGAATTGTCACCTCTGTAGGTTAGGGTCTCTATCCTTTTTTATATACGGGCATCGCAACGGGGGCGGCAAACACATAAGGGGCAAATAACTGCCAATACGCATCATTTAAGAACTGCTAATACGCATTAGTTCTTATTACTAACTGTGTGCTTACTAAGTGTTACTCTAGTATTATAACATAACGGGACGAAGATGTAAAGAACCACGCCCCAATATGCTGCTAATTTGTGTTACTTATAAAGGGGTAGATTGCACCTCATAAAGATCATCTAAGACTGCTAAGATTTCGTCACCATTTGATGCACTATCTAACAGAAAATTAGCGAAGTTAACTGATACAAACTGTGCGCTGCTATTTGACATTTTTGGTGTCCTAATTTGGAATAGGTTGTTACACTATAGGAACACTTTATACGTCCCCCCATAGTGTTAATAACTCCTCACAGATTTGACTGTCTACACTGTTACCAAACGTATGGAATATCCAGTTCTTCAGTATAACTTTCTACAGACTCATTATCCTCTAATTGTAATACTTTTCTCCAGTCAATTTGGTGCGGATTAAAGTCATTTAGCGTCTCTACTTCAAGTGTTATTCTGGTCTTCTTTTTAACTGCCTGATTGTAAAGAACTGTCATCAGATT